TCGCTAATGTCTCCACTCTTTACCGGGAAATGAGTTAAGAACAAACGACCATCAAAAACTTCCCGCCAACTTTCAACTCCAGTTTCTTTCGCAAAGACCCTATTACATTTACGAGCCACAATTTCAGAATAAATCGAAATTTGTAATGTCAATTGCTGATCGTGAGTTGTATCAGTTATAGACATACCTAGCAAAAGCTTACATTCTTCCAATGTAAGCAAATCGTGAGTAGTGGCTTCCGTAGTTACATTATAATCGACCGCGGCCATTACTCAACCTCACTTTGAAACTGCTCGAACAAAGCTCGAAGCTCGAGCGCCGGTCCTTCTTTGCCATCGGACATTATTGGTATTGCGATGTAACGCTTACGATCCAGCTTCCAGCTTTTCAAAATGGGAGCCGATGTACCTTGCGCTCCTTGAATACCGGCTGCGCCTTTTTCGCCGCGTTCACCTTTTGGACCAGCAATCCCGCGCGCACCTTGACGCGACATGAGTTGCCAGTTCTTACTAGGGCATGTTCCAGGAGCATCTTTGCGCGCAATAAACGTTGCCCCATCGAGGGCAACGACATCAAGCTCGTTATATTCATTTTTCTCATCATATGTCCCGATTACGTTTGGTGACTTACCATCTATTCCACCAGTAACAATACAAACCCAATCTTCATGACCTGGATTTTGTCCGGTATCTTTAAGAGCTTGATAAGTGTTACGACCAAAAGAATAACATTCGCCTTCATAAGCTACCATTCCATTTTGCCAACGCTTCACTATCGGCAATCTACCTATTGGACCACGCTCGCCTTTCTCTCCGCGTTCACCCTGCTCGCCTCGCAAACCTCTCTCACCAATGACCCCAGGCAATCCAATGTCACCCTTATCGCCTCTGTCTCCTTTATCGCCTTTATCTCCTTTTTGCCCTTGCTTCCCATCGATACCCACCACACCAGGCCAACCTTGTTCGCCACGTTCACCACGTTCACCTTTTTCTCCACGTTCGCCTTTCTCGCCTTTTTCTCCACGTAGACCTTGCTTGCCTTCCATACCAATTATTCCAGGCAAACCTTGTTCACCACGTTCACCATTTTCTCCACGTTCACCTTTCTCACCTTGTTTGCCTTCATCACCTGGTACTCCAGGCAAGCCTTGTTCTCCACGCTCGCCTTTCTCTCCTTTCAAACCTTGTTCTCCGCGCTCGCCTTTAAGTCCTGGCGCTCCGGTCGCTCCCACGCTGCCGGGTGGTCCTGGTGAACCTTGTGGGCCTTGTTCACCATGAGGACCAGGAGCGCCAGGTTCACCTTGAATGCCATCGGCTCCGGGTGAACCAGGCATTCCAGGTAGACCAATATCACCTTTCTCTCCACGTTCACCAATTGCGCCTTGTAAACCACATTCGCCTTTTTCGCCAGGCACTCCAGGCAAACCTTGCTCTCCGCGTTCACCTCTCTCGCCACATTCTCCTTTCTCTCCACGTTCACCATCTTTGCCTGGAGCGCCATCACGAACCAAAGCTAACCGCTCATTAATCCTTCGATCCATCTGATCGAGACGCTCAACAATCGTAGCTCGCAAATTAGCTAAGATCGTTTCAGATTGCGCTGTGATCTTGGCAAATTCTCTTGTCCATTCATGCGTCCACTGACGCTGCTGCGCCGCTAAAGCCTCGGTGAGGATACCCTCTAGGACGCTATTGAAAAAAGCGTCTGTTGGTTGCTGCGACGTTTGAGAGTACCCGTTGGACTGCTCGCTGGATGTCATCTCTTTCCATTTTCTGAGGCGGCACCGGTTGATCTGTCGCTGGTGACGGAGCTGGTGGCGCGCTCGGTGGACCTGGGACTGGCGGTATCTTACCTGCTGCGCTTAATGGTACTTGCTGCTGTTGGACGCGCGGCTCATCACCAAAGGGAACATCATCTAATCCCTCTAAATTGCGCGCTTCATTTGGAGCATAGATACCGCCAAGCACAGCATCTTTAAGCGCAGTAAGTCGATCCTTGAAGTCAGATCGCAAAAGCGCTGCTGTATTAAACTCGATGTATTCATTCGGTTGACCTGATAACCGAAACAATAAGCCAAAGGCTTCTTCGATATGATTAAGAACAAATCCCAAACCAGTAGCGATCCAAAATCGCATCAATGCTTCCGTCGAACCAAAAGTATGAGTACCAATTCCAAGCACTTGTAATGGAATACGAAAAACCAAAGCAATATGCGTTTCCGCCACCCTCATAATCTCGGCAATCTGAGCGTCTTTTGGCGGCGCTCCCCACGGAGAAACTTTCAAACCGTGAGTCAGGATCGGTGTCTTACCTTGATTGATCCCTCGCGATTGTTCGTCCCAGCGGTCACGCAATTCTTGAACTTGATCTTTATCCATCATCATATCAGTTTGAATAACCGCAGAAGGCCGAGCTTGATTAGCATAAAACTGCATCTGCTGACCGTTAATAGCATCGCTCAAACCAATATCAGTTAACGCCGCCAACAATGGAGATTGTCCCCAAAGTGGATAAGGATAACGCCGAGTGCGATCGGCATGTAGTCGAATGTGAAGAACGTCACGTTGTGGGACCATCAAGAAAGGTTCTTCAATTTGCTGAGCTATTACAGCATTACCCTGTAATCTATAAAACACATCACCATTAACTGCCAATTGCGGAGCGCAAAGAGATGAATCCATCAAGTGTAATTCCGATACCTCATAACGATCATTACGTAAAGCTAACGCATAGGCATTACCATCTAGATAAAGTTGCCGCGTAGCATTAAGCATAAAATCTGACATCGTTTGATAAGCATTCGGTTTACGCAATATCCGCGATACCGCTGAAGTTGTAACCCGATCCTTCCCACCTTTTTTATTCAATACCCAATGATCCCCAGGACACATCGCGACAGTTTGAGAATAAGCCGACACGCAAGCTTCAACCATCGCGGAGCGTGATGGCGAAGGAATAACATTTTGACCTAATTGCCAGAAATTTGGAGCACTACCATCTGGTAACCATCCTCCAGATAATGATAAATAATATGGACCTGGACGAAACTGTCCTTCCACCGCGCGAAGGACTGTGCGCAATGTACGAACTGCGAGTGAACGTGCTGGGTTCATAAAAAGAGAGAGGAGCTTTCAGGATGTGTGGGTGAAACCTAAAAGCTCCTCAAGTCTCCAGGGTACTTACGATGAAGAAGGCTTTGGCGCCGGTCGCCCAGAAGAAGCTTGACGCGTTTGATAGGTCGCGGGTTTGCCAGCTTCCAAATGCTTGGCTTCTGGATTCAAAAACAAATCCGGCCCACTACCATCATCTTCATGTTCAAGAATGTGCTCGCCTCTAGCGGAGCGATCATTCTCCTCTTGCGTAGGCGTCGGTTTTACTACTGCCATTATAACCTCCATGTTTGTGCCGGGTTACTGTTCCACCCGGCGAAGTCAGGAGCGGTGCTTTACAACACCACGCCCCGCCACTCCGTCTCGCGACGAAGACAAATTACCAAGTGACGTTTTGCGTCCACGCAATTGTACCAGCACGGCGCTGAACCCAATTGAGTGGAAGTATCATCCGCAACGCCAAGCTGTCAGTTTGGAACAGCGAGCGTTGAGGAGCCGCGACAGTGCTCGGTGATGCCACCAGTTCTGCTGGTGTCGTATCTTCCATATGTAGCGTAGCTTGATCACTAATCTCCATTCTCGGAGCCTCACCACCAACCACTACAAAGTCAGCCGCATCAACAAGAATCATTGTCTTTGCCGCTACTGTAGCAGAGTCAATGATTGGTATTGTATTCAACGTCCCAGCCTTGATTTCATCGCGGAATGGGAAGATGCCGGTGTTTGGAGCGGAGGTTAATGATGCCCGTAACAAGTCTGTCGGGTTCATCAACCAAACCGGAGTTCGCACATTGCCATAAGTGCCAGTAGTTATCACGCCAAGGAGCGAAGCGATATCACCAATCAACGCCGTTAAACCGCCACCGGCCGTCGCCGTTGTCGCAGCAACGCCATTAAGCAACCCTGGCGGTCTAATCGCTGTAGCCGCATTCGCATCGATAAGTACTGTATCGACAGCTATTTGCGTATCTTGCTGAATGGCTTCACGTATCAACCCTTCAATCGCGGGCACTGAATGGTCTCCCATTTCCCGCGTCCAAGTGCTGATCACTGCCATCTTCTTTGGTACCAAGGTTTGCGTCGTGAATGCCCCTTGGCGAACAGGAATAGCCAAACCTTCACCGACAAACGAGCCAGCGAGTGTTGGCGTACGCGAGCGAGTTGGAATGATGATGCGTCCAGCTGTGCCAAAGCTCAATGACAAACCTTTCGCCGAAAGCCTAGTAAGAATAGCCTGCGGCATAAGGAGTGACATAAAGGCGGCATAGGTCTGTTGTACGAGTTCAGCCGCCCATCCAGTTACCGTAGTCATAGCGGGAGCCGAAGCCGCACGCAAGATCAGTTCACACGAAGCCTTGGTAGCATCATCATCGCCATAGATTTGAAGGCGAACATCTTCTGGCGTCTTATTCCATTGCTTCGCGAAGTGAATCACAGTAGCAGCGCGGACAAAATAATCAATCAGTGGCAATTCCTTTTTACCACTGACGATGGCTGGTGAAGTTACCTTCTGTTCCGGCTGCGGAGTGAACACCGTGATAGCGCGGCCTTTTTGAACTTGAGCTGTGCCACCACCATTTGTTACCGTCTGAGCCAATAATCGCTCTGATTCGATCAGCGCAGAAAGTTGCTTTTCGAGTTGAGCAATCGTGGCATTAAGATCGGTAGCAATCTGCATATCAGCATCGCTGACGTTGGTATTGTCAGCTTTGCCCCAATGCTCGTTAAGTTTGTCCTTGCTCTCCGTTAAGAGAGTTTGAACGGTAGCGATACGTTCTGCGAGCGGCGTCATAGCGCCCCTCCCGTTCTTACGAGACGTTTGGGCATGCTTGCCAGTGAGACCGCTACGTCGTTTAATCCTGTCTCTATTGCCATGCTTGGCGAAGACAAGATCAATTGTCGTTGCGGATATGTTCAGCGATTTTGCAACCGCCAAAGCATTCGGATTAGCAGGAACGGAAACCAATGAGGTTTCCACTAGCTCTGCTTTTGTAAAGCGTCTACCACCCCATGGATCCTTTTTATCCAAAGGTTCACTTTCAATATCGCGGAACCCAACCGACACCGCCTTAAGGATACCAGCATCGATAAGCTTACGGATTTCATCGATGCGATCTGATGTACCTTTCGGCGCCATAATCAGATGGCCCTTTAGCGCGGCTCCATCTACACGAAGATTTTGCCATCGACCAATGGGAAAATTTGCGTTATGATTAAACAAGGCTATTGGGTTCTTATTAAATTGTTCCATCTCCCAACCGGCCGCGATAATAATATCACCCATTCGATCCGGCGTCTCATCGCTAAGAACAAACTCCATACCTTGCACTTCTTCAGCGTGAGTTTTGAAATGTTGTTTTACTTTTGATGGCTTATGTGATTCTTCCATCCCCTCTGGACCAAAAAGATTAAAAGCATCCTCACAAAGGTCGCGCAATTCCGCTTCTGATTCTCCTTCATATTGATCATCTTCCATAAGTTCATCGACACAACGATCTACATAATCATCCTTACTCTCACCTTCCTCTACGCCAGGCGCTAAATTCGGATCATCCAAAGCTTTCAATATGAAGGCTGATGGGTTCTTACCAAATTTTGTTTTCCAATTCGCTATGATCTTTGCTACTTGTTTCTCACGTGATGGCTTATGACTAGCTTCTGACCCACCTTCCCAAGATTGTTCGCATATGTTCTCAGCGTCGAAACCAGTTTCATCTTGAAAGTTACCTTCAGCTTGACTTTCTAAATCATCTATACAACTATCCATGAAATCTTCATATGACTGACCTTCTTCAGGATGAGGAATATCATAATTTTCCAAAGGGTCTTCATCATCTGATTGCTTTGCACGCAGTGGCTTTCTCGAGGATTTCATATCAGTCTCCCAAACCGCTTCACAAGCATCCGCGACATCATCGGCATCCGCATCCTTATGATCTAACAAATAGTCATCAATACAACGTTCGACAAAACCATCGTGAGATTCATCTTCCTCTGGAGTTACCAAATCTCCTTCATCAATTTCCTTAGTCGATTTTGGTTTATCACCGCCATGTTCCGAGCGCCAAGCGTCAAAGCACATCGCCACCGCTTGCTCCTGCGTTCGATCTGAAGGAGCGTCAGCACCATAGGCTTCATGCATACACCGTCCCATGAAGTCGTCTTGGCTCTCGCCTTTGTGTGGTTTTGGTAAAGGCATGATTGTCTCCCTTTAACCGTGAAGCGGCGGACCAAATACCTTCCAACCAAGTAGCAAGAACAAAATAAAAAGTAAGACGGCATTACCACTAATCGTATATACACCACTGACGATACCAAAATGCGTCAAGATGCCAAACACTAACCAGATCAACATTAAGATCCAATATGCTAATCCCATAGCCATGACCGCCTCCCTATACCCTGCAGTATGCTAGCCATGAATCTTTGATAGCTATGATTGGCCAGCCTTGATTAGCAAGCATATCTAGCGTTTGTGTGACTTCGACTGCCGGGTTGTTGTAGTCGTGCCAGATAATGATACCGTTCGGACGGACAAGCGCGCGGGATAAAAAGCTGTCGTGAGTAACAGCCTTTGCCGAATGGTCGCCGTCAATGAAGATCGCATCGGCTGGTTCCAGGTCTTGCGGACCAATGCCA